TCGAAGGGACTCGAACCCTCGACATCCTGCGTGACAGGCAGGCACTCTAACCAACTGAGCTACATCCGCTTATTAGTTAGTATTATAAGTTATCTTAGTATATTTGTCAACACCAAGATTCTTTTTTATCACCATAGTATTCTCTGGCAAATCCATTATCAATTAGCATGTGTCTAAGACTTTTGCCATCAATAATAATATCGCCTAATACTCTGCCACCAAACTTATCCCATTTAGCAATTGCTACTTGTAGCGTTGTAGATGCGTTAAGTTTATCTTTAGTGAATTGAGATGCTTTCTCACCCCATGCGGCTTCTCTTTCGCACTCAGCTCTCCAACCTTTTTCAGGTGTATCAACACCATAAACACGAATGCTTAGTTCTTGTTTAAGTGGTGCTGGTAAAAAGTCTGCTCTAAATGCTACAGTATCACCATCAATAACTCTTGTGATTTCGAAGTCATATACTTCCATTGCAATGTCTTTTGCAAAAGCCGGAAGTGTAATAACTGCACAAAATAATATTGTTATTAATTTTTTCATAATATTCTCCTATACAGTTATTTATATAATTAATCTATCTATGATGTTTTAATTCATAATAGTTGCCAGTTTCATCATTAGGATTTTTACCTTGATAATCTCTAACCGCAGCTTTAATTGCATCTTCTGCTAACACACTACAATGAATCTTAACTGGTGGCAACGCTAGTTCTTCAACTATCGTTGTATTTTTTATTTCACCAGCTTCAATTAAATTCATACCTTTTAACATAGTTGTTACCATACTTGAACTAGCAATTGCACTACCGCAACCATATGTTTTAAATTTTGCATCTTCTATGATACCATCTGTTACTTTAATTTGTAACCGCATTACGTCACCACAAGCCGGAGCTCCTACCATACCTGTTCCTACGTCTGCGGCATTGGCATCCATTTTACCTACATTTCGTGGGTTATTGTAGTGGTCTAACACTTTTTCTGAATATGCCATAAGCCTATTCTCCTATAAATATTTTATAAATTGTGTATTGTATAAACCTTTTTTACGTTTATACATTTTTACATAATCAAGTAAAAACTTTTTCAATCTAAACGAACTCATTATATCTAGATATTCTGTAATAACAATAGGGCTTGTATACCAATCGTCACCTACTACTATATGATCTACTTCATTATTTGCATACGAGAATTGCGTATCCTGCGAATATGCTTCTGTCAGTTCTTGACGTTTTTGTACAAATAGTCTTTCATGATCTTCTGGTTCTCCTAAAACAACTGAGGTGTCGTATTTGTTTAGATTGTCTGCTAAATCATGATGGGCAAAATTTAACTGCCACATGTATTTTAGTTTACCATCTTCCCATGCTTTAAGATATTCATTGTGATACTTTCCAAACCATTCTTCTTTCCAACCTTCAATGTGACTATGTTCTTTAGCCCATGATTCTGATTGCTCAGTAACATCATCTGCTGTTTCAATCCATGCAAACGCATAGTTTGTAATATAGAAAAATAGTTGTTCTTCTATTGTATTGTCAACTAAGATTGTTTTATCTGCTTTAATAATATTATCTGGGTTAGCTAAGTTTCCACTATAGTTACTCCAAATAGCTGTATCAAAGTCTTTTACCACATCTTCAAGTTTTGAAAATGGATCAACAGTTCCATGTTCAGTTTTATCTAACTCTTTAAAAGAATCATTAAACTGTGCATGTAACGGATGATTTCCATCTTCAATAACTATTCCACCGATGTGATTATGTTGAGGTCGAAGATATCCATCTGTAAACGAATATACTTCTGGCCCAATATTCATTTCTTGTGAAAGCCACCAATGTATTCCTGATGCACTTCCTAAATTGTTTTGATATATTGCTAGTTTCATTAATTGTCCTATTTGGTGGAGGTAACCGGGATCGAACCGATGACCTATTGCTTGCAAAGCAATCGCTCTCCCAACTGAGCTATACCCCCTTAATTTTTACTCTTCAAAGTATTTATTCAATACTTCTAGATGATCATCATATTTTGCAATCAAACCCAATTGTTCTTCAATTGCTTCAATAATATCTGGATGTTCGCCTATACCTACTGATTGATTTAAGTATACATGAACATTAGCTTTATGTTTTGCAATTTGTCCTTCGGCATGAGCTTTTAGTGCTCCTAATAAATGTTCTCTCATCATACTTCCTTTCGTTGTACTCTTCTTTTGTATTTCCTAATATATGGCAATATTTCAGCCCGGCAGTCCTGTTGCCGTCTCCTTTTGTGTTGGTGCCCTCGGAGAGACTCGAACTCTCACGTCTTGCGACACAGGTTCCTAAGACCTGCGTGTCTACCAATTCCACCACAAGGGCCTTAGTGGTGCCGGTGCACGGATTCGAACCGCGGACCTACTGATTACAAATCAGTTGCTCTACCAACTGAGCTACACCGGCTTTATTAAGTTACGTTTTATTTATCAACTAAAAACGGACTCTTTAATTTGAATGACTTGTGGAACAAGATCTATACCTAGCTTTGCCTCAAAATTGTCTGTCCAAGGATCAACTCTAGCTTCTTTAAGATGTTCTAACATATCTAGAATATCTTTATTGTCTATATCTTCATACCATAAGTCGGTTGAAGTATCACCCATTATTGTAATTCCGGAAACATTTGTTTCACGTAGTTTCTTACTATAACTTGTGTATCATTATCACAACTTTCAGTTACTACTGAATTAGTACCTTTCACTCTAACTTCTTCTTTTGCTAGTTGTAGCAATTCGCGTTTGTTGAGCTTTTGTACCGTTGTTAAATCAACTGCGTTACTTGTAAGAGCACTAATTACATAATTGCTTACATCTTGTTCACTCATTGGAACTTCAATTTTAGCTTTAATGCGTTTTACTCCGTCTTTATATTCTGTTGCTCTCATAATTATTCTTTAACCATTATTTGTGTTTCTATTAGCCTTTACTTTTACTTCTTCTATTAAGTACTAATATACTAGTAAGATGAGGTTTTGTCAACCAAGAAATGTTATTTTTTATAGATTATTTAAAGATTCTGGTAAATTATGGGGTTTGTTGGAATTGTGATGGTACTAGTTGTACCCATGTTGTTCCATTCCAACCTTCAAACATAGCTGTATCTGTATTGAAAAAGAATTGTCCTGGTACTGGACTAGTTGGTCTTTGTGCAGCAGTACCATTTTCCGCAATAGCTGGTGTTCCTGGTATTCCTGCTGGTCCTGCTGGTCCTTGTGGGCCAGTTGGTCCTTGTGGGCCTGCTACTGTACTATCTGCACCGTCTTGACCATTGATACCATTGATACCATTAGTACCATTTGTTCCGTTAGCACCGGCTGGTCCTGCTGGTCCTTGTGGTCCTGTTGGTCCAGTTGGGCCTGTTGGTCCAGTTGAACCTGTTCCTGTTCCTGAATTACCAGTAACTACTTCTTCATTTAAATTTGTAGTAGATGCAGGAGAAGGTGTAACTTTTGTTCCAGTTTCAGCTAATCCAGTCATACCTGGTTGTTGTTGTGCAATTCTAGGACTTCCAGAACTAGATTCTTGTACGGTTTGCGTACTACGTTCAGTGTAACCTATAACTCTATTACAATGATCGTATATTGGTTCTCTTTCAGACAATGGCACTGTTGGATCGCCATCGTTTTCTAATCTATTTAACATTTCAGGTTCAAGTAGATAATGGAATATATTATTTCCATCTTCGTCTACTTCATAACCTTTTAAACTATTATAAACTGATTGTAAATTACTTGCATACTGTTGACTTTTTGCAAGTGTCATGTTATCTGTATCTATTGCAACACCAACACCTGTATTAATTCTTTCTTGAGGTGCAAATAAACTACCACCTTGTCCACCTGATTCTGTTCCTGCAAAATTATTTTCAAACTCAATTAAGTTTCCAATATCATTTTTAAATGCATTCAAATCACTTATAATATTGTTTTTAACTGCTTCTGGTAAATTTGCTAGGTTGTTAAATTGTGATCCTAGTTTTTGTAATAGTCCACCTGTAAATAAGTTTGGGTTAAACTTACCATCTGTACCAATACATCCGCCAATATCGCTATCTGCCATTTGACCCAATGTATCAAGTATATCTTTACCTGCACCTGTGAAACTTCCCATTGCATCTCTTAATACGTTTGGAATAGCACGTGGAACAACTGGTGTACCACAGAAGTTAATCATATTAGCAATAGCCGCAAATTCTGCTATAGCCGCATTTAATCTTCCTAGTGCGTTATCAATGTTAGTGTGTGCGATAAAGTCGTCTAATGCATTTTCTGCTTCTTGTAATGCATCTCTTAAATCTTCTAAGCCTGCAGGTATCTCAGGTATTAGTCTACCTATGTTAACCTTTAAGCATATTTGTAAATTTGGGAGTTTTATGCCGTTTCCGGCCAATATACTACAAATGATTTCTTTCAAGCTGTACGCTTGTGTTTGAGCTGTTATACTACCATTATTTAGGTCTATATCAGCACCAGTAGGAATATCAACAGTTGTTCTATTGATATAATCACTAGCGTCTTTCAAGCCATTTACAAAATCATTTGCCATATTATTGTCCTATGTACACATCTGGACTACCCGAGCTTGCGTCTGGTCCACAATGTGGTGGAATAGGACAAAGTGTGTCTGAACCGGCTGGATTGCCATTCAGTACAACTAATTTTCCGCCTACAAATACATTTTTACATCTAGCACCAAGACTACCGCCGCCGTGACTATTTGTGTCACCGTCAACGCTGATTGGTTGTGTATTTACATGGACATTCATATGTGCTAGTGCATTTGTACTTGCACCACATAGTCTAGAATCTCCGTTTCTATGTACTTGAGGCATTTGCTACTGTTAATCCTGTACTTTGTTTAATATACATGTCGCTGGCATCTTTTGCAGATTTAACTACACATATAATATTATTTATCTTTAATTTGATCTTAGTATCTGGAGTAACTGTAAACATATAAGGTGCTAAAGCCATCCCATTCTGGGCGGCTATTAGTATGTAAGGCTTAGATACTGTAATATCAGTATCATTTTCTGAGTCTAAACGTGCGATCATTTCCTCACCTGAAGAAAGTTTTATGCTTACTACATCGCCGTTAGTGTATGGTGTTTCTATTAACATATATTATGCTCCTATTTTATGACCCGTTCCATTGTAACCTGTATCTTCAATGTATTGGACCATTTGGTCATATCCGCCAACTTTATTACCGGATATAATTATTTGTGGGAATGTTCTGGCACCTGGAAAAGTTTCCATAACATCTTCCCTTGTAAAATCTTCGTCTAGTTGCTTATACTCATAAGCATATCCACGTGATTCACATAGTGATTTAGCCCTTACGCAATAAGGACATGCTGTCTTTCCGTAAATTATTATCATTATAAACTCATTCCTGAAAATGTATCTTCTGATACGTCTTTTTTAACACCGCCAATAACATAACTACTAATTTCTGTTTCTTGAGGTGCTACTTGTACTTCTGCTCCACTAATCCATTTAGCTGTCCATGGTAGTGGATTTGCTTGTGGTGTTGTGTATGGACATTTCATTCCTAATGCTGTCATACGTTTACAACAGATCCATTCAATATAATCATGTAATAGTTGTGCATTAAGACCAATCATACTACCGTCTTTAAATAGATAGTTAGCCCATTCTTTTTCTTGCTCAACTGCATCAACAAACATTTGTGATACTTCTTCTTTACATTCTTCTTGAATCTTAGCAAAGTCTGGATCTTCTTTTGTTAATACTTTTGAAAGTAAATATTGTGTACTTGCTAAGTGAACATTTTCATCACGTGCAATAAATTTAATAATTTTAGCATTACCTTCCATTTTCTTTAATTCTGCGAATGCCCAAGAGCAAGCAAAACTAACATAGAAACGAATGCCTTCTAATACGTTAACACTATTTGCACACATCCAAATTTTCTTCTTTAGATCATACATATTAATTTCAACTGTTTTATTATTAACTTTATGTGTTCCTTCACCTAACAATTGATAGTACTGTGAATATTCAATAAGGTCATTGTAATATTTAGAAATGTCATCTGCACATTCTACAATTTCTTTACTATCTGCTAATTCATCAAATACTATTGTAGGATTATTATAGATATTACGAATAATATGTGTATAGCTACGTGAGTGAATTGTTTCACTGAATGTCCATGTGATAATCCAGTTTTCAAGTTCTGGTAAGCTAGTAATAGGACCAAATGCTTCAACAGGTGCTCTACCTTGTACACTATCTAAAAGTATCTGTCTTTTAAGATTACTTGTAAAAATGTGCTGTTCGTGATCAGTTAGATCTTTAAAATCTTTTGAATCTTTACTTACATCAACTTCTTCAGGTCTCCAAAAGAAACCTAATTGTTTATCTGTAAGTTTATCAAACTGTTTATACTTAACAGTATCGTATCGCTGAAATCCAAGATCTCCATCTAGAAATGCATTTGCTTCAGTATGGTATTTTTCGTTATTTACGTTTAATATTGACATGTTGTTTAATCCTTATATCACACAACTTTCGCAGTAGTCGTCATACTCTTCGTCCGTGCTAAATTCTTCTCTACCAAGCATCTGCTCAGCATTCTTCTTATCAAAGTCAATTTCACCTTGACCATCATATGTGTTAAAATAGTATAATTGTTTTCCACCGTACTTGTAAAACATTACAAGATGTTGTAGCATAACACTCATTGGAATCTTTTCTTCTTCATAAAATTCCGGGTTGTAGCTTGTATTTACACTAATACCTTGATCAATATATTTTTGTAATACTGCCATAATTTTTAAATATCCTTCTGGGCTTTTTTGACCCCATAACAGATCGTATTTATTCTTTAACCTAGGATAACCAGGCACAACTTGTTTTAGTACTCCATGTTTGCTTTGTTTAACACTTACAAATGCACGTGGTGGTTCAATACCATTAGTACTGTTACTAATTTGTGCTGATGTTTCAGCAGGCATTAATGCCATTAATGTACTGTTACGTATTCCTGTTTTTTGTAACTGTTTACGCAGACTTTTCCAAGGCATACGTTCTTTATGTGGAACTAACTCATCTAGTTCTTTTTTGTATGTTTGGTTAGGTGTAATACCTTGTCCATATTTTGTTTCGTTAATTCCTGAAATATTACCTTTTTCAATTGCTAAATCTGCACTTGCTTTAATTAAGTAATAACTCCATGCTTCTGTCCATGTGTCAACTAATGCTAATCCTTTTTTATCAATATCTTGATAATTTAAATCATTCTTAGCCAACCAATATGCAAAGTTAATAATACCAATACCTAATGGACGTCTTTTCATTGTACTAAGTTCTGCCGCTAATACTGGATAATTTTGATAATCCAATAGCTCGTCTAAGCCACGTACTGCTAATCTACATATACGTTCAAAGTCCTCAGGTGTTCTAACGTTACCCCAATTAATCGCACTTAATGTACATAAACTAATTTCACCTTCTTCATCATTAAACGAAGAAAGAGGTTTTGTAGGTAAATTAATTTCACAACACAAATTGCTTTGTTTTACTGGTGCAACTTCTTCTAAAAATGCTCCATGTGTATTTGCATGATCTACATTTTGTAAATAAATTCTTCCTGTGTTTTTACGTTCTTCCATAAACATACCAAACAATTCAGATGCTGGTAGTACTTTTTTCCTAGTAACTGTTCTTTCTGCATTCTCATATAATTCTTTAAATTTATCTTGATCGTTAAAAAATGCCTCATATAATCCAGGAACATCACTAGGTGAGAAAAGTGTAATGTCTTTACCAGTTAATAGACGTTCGTACATAAGTTTATTAAATTGTACACCATAGTCCATATGTCTAACACGATTATCTTCTGTGCCTTTATTGTTCTTTAATACTAATAGTTCTTCTGCTTCTAAGTGCCAAATTGGATAGTATAGTGTTGCCGCTCCACCACGAACGCCACCTTGGCTACATGATTTAACTGCACTTTGAAATAATTTATAAAATGGAATAACACCTGTATGTGTTGCATCGCCTCGTCTAATAGGACTTCCTATTGAACGAATACTACCTGCTCCAATTCCAATACCTGCTTTTTGGCTAACATATTTTACAACACTAGCACTTGTAGCATTAATACTATCTAAGCTATCATCTGTTTCGATTAATACACAACTACTAAATTGTCTTTGAGGTGTTCTAAGTCCTGCCATAATAGGTGTAGGTAAACTAATATCAAAGTTACTAATAGCATCATAATATTCTTTTACATATTTCATTCTAGTTTCTTTTGGATACGAACTAAACAATGTAGCTGAAATCATCATATATGCAATCTGTGGAGTTTCAAATATTTGTCCTGTTACTCTATTCTGAGCTAGATACTTACCACGGAATTGTTCCATTCCAACGTAAGAAATATTTTCATCACGATCATGTTTAATGTAACTGTTTAATTGATCAATTTCTTCTTCTGTATAAACGGAGAAAAAACTTTCGTCGTATATTCCTAGTTCAACATTCTTACGTGCAATATCACTTAGATGATCTGGATCAAATGAATTGTAAACGTTTTTTCTTAGATGATAATTGATTAATCTACCTGCTACCCATTGATAATTTGGTGTTTGTTCGTTAATAAGATCGGCTGCGGCTTTGATTAATGTTTCTTGTATATTTGTACTTTCAATTCCATCATAAAACTGTAAATGACTTTTAATTTCTACTTCACTAGCACTAACACCGGTAATACCTTCACATGCGTAAAATACAACTTTGTGCATTTTTTCTAAATCAAGTACTTCTGTAGTACCATCTCTTTTTATAATTTCTATTTGATCTTTGCTCATCTGTATCCCGTTCTTGTTAAAAATAGTTATGTATTTAACATGTAATGTTGTTCAATAACTATTTGCTTAATGTACTAATATCTATATCCTTTAGTACATCAAGTGTGTCGATTAGTTTTAGGTTGTCAATTATATCATAATTATAGTTTAAAATATAACAATTGTCAACTGAAACAATCAATTTAATCTCACTTTTTTCTACACTCTGTACTAGTAATATTTTACATGGAATACCACTGTAGTACAATGTATAAGCAATGCCTAACGAAACAACGTTCTCGTCATATTCGTTTGCATGTAGTAAGTCCCATGGGTTTGGCCATGTGCTTTCATTATAAGGATCGATTACCCTAACACTGATAGGTGCCATCTTCCAGAATTGTGTTACAACCTCAAGTTTAGGAAGTAAGTCGTCTAAAGCCTCTATCTCTTTTCTCAGAGTTCTCCAAGTACGGAGACGCGACTTTACTGGTAGTTGCCATATATCTTTCATTAATATGTTAACAGGTCAAAAAAAACTTGTCTGGTATTAAAATGTAACGTCGACATGTTTCTTTTGTTGTTCCTTGTATTAATATATTTATGACAGGTTATAGAATTTCTCTAAACGTTGGGCCCATTTCATTTCCCAATTTTTAAAGTCTTCTGGACCACTTTCGAACAGTTGCCATTGACAATCACCACTACACATAAAGATAGCAATACGATCAATTGTAGTATTGTACATTTCGTTATGTGCGTTTGCATAGGCGGCACCTTGTAAGAAATAATCTTCAATCCATTCACGTTTTTTAGGCTTATTAGTCTGCTTAAAGTCCATAATAGTTGGATGTCCTTTATAAACACCAACTAAGTCAGTTGTGCCAGCATATAATCCAGCCGCACATAAATTAACTTCAGTTCCCCATATCTCACTAACATCATCTTCAATATTATCCACAACAACCTGTGCCATTGCCTTAGCTTGTTTGTGTACTATATTATTTCCAGGGTTGTATGTTTCATACTCGCCTAATGCCCAATGTTCTAATATATTGTGCATAACTGTACCTCTATTGGCAGCAGTTGTTGTAATGCGTTGTGCTTCTTCTGTACCTACTCTTTTTCTCCATGCCGCCAATCCTGCACGTTTTTCTGCAGGCTGTGTAGCACTTAAAATAGTGGTAACACTTGGAACAGGATCGCCCCAAGGATTCTCATATAGACGTTTTCCGTCTACACTAGTTCGTTTTAATTCTTTATATGGATATGGACTTTTAATCTTTAACATGCATTAAGTATACTACTGTTGTGATAAGATGTCAATGGTTTCTTCAGTTAAAATAAAATTATTTAACACCCATGTATTACTAAACAACGACCAGTGGTTATCATCCGGTGCTACTGTTAATCCATTTCTAAATGCTATTTCCATATGGACTTTTGTATCTTTTGTAAATACCCACTCGCCTTCATCTATAAATTGTTTATATAATTCAACTTCTGCTGTACGTAATTGTGGCTTATCTACCATACGTAATAATTCTAACTTAATAATATGTTCAAAGTTATATAATGTATCCATGTTATCGTACCATTTATCGTTCCATGAATGATATACATCTGATACACTTTTACGTGCTAATGATTCAGTAATGTTTGATTGTACATTTTTTGGAAAATTATCATTTGGGGAATTTCTAAACATACCTGCATTTCTATGTATTGAATACCATATATGAGGTGGGCCATCTAACGTAGAGTAATTATTATCAATTTTTTGTTCTTCAAATTCAAAGTCTCCAGTACTACCAACTTCAAATACTCTTTGCTTGAATGTTCTATTAGTAAAGATAATATCAATGCCACGTAGCTTTGCATCAAGTAAACACCATTCATAGTAGTCGTGTCCACGACCTCCTATTGCGTAATTATAATATTGATGTTGTGGGAATTTTTGTGCTAGTTGATAAGTCCAACTATTCTTTTCTACTTTGTCTTGCCAATATGCTGAAAAACTATCGCCTATAAAAGCAATCTTTTTGCCTACCAATAAATGTACCATTTTAATGTCTTACTGGTATTTGCATTTGTGAGTCTTTCAATTTTATATCCTAAATTTTGAAAATGTTTAATTACTGTTTCCATTTGACTTTGTAATCCACGATCTGTAAGTGTACCTTGCCATACATTAAAATAGTTGACACTAGTTGGGTTTGTAATACTATACGTTCCTGGTGCAAATCCTAAATTTGCTGTTCCTGCACCAATATCATAATTCCATGATGCAAATGAACCTTCAATTGTTAGTACTAAGTATCCTGCGTCTTTGCTTGCTGTTAATCCTGCTAATCCTGCATCGTTAATATCTGCAACAATAGAATTAAGATTTGTTCCACTTGTTCCAAGTGTTATTGTTTGATTATTAAAAATAAGTGTGTCACCTACAGTTATTGTGGGGTTATTAACTGTACCAATTTTTTGTATGCTAGGAGTTGAGTTTGTCATTGTAGTTGTGTCTGATACAGTACCTTCAAATTTACCTAATGCACTCTGTGAAATAACAACTTCCATGATAGCTTGTGTTTCTTTGTACACAATCATATCTTGTGATGCTTTAGCTCTTGCTTGGGCTGCGTTTAATCCTACACTCATTTGTTTAACTCTTTGTCTACTTGCTTCTTAGCCATTGCTTTTACTTGTTTCTTATTCTTTTCTGGATCTACTTTATTCATATTGCTAGCACCCATGCTGGCAGTATTAAAATATACTATACCATCTTTGATGTTATTAACAATAGGGAGGTTTTGAATTTCATCAAATAGTGATTCACCATCTGCATCTATTCCCATCGCCACCAACTCTTTAACTAGCGAGTCTAGAGGAATACTCTCCACACCTTCGCTACTTAGAATTGAAAGTAGATCAATTACCTTTGCATCTACTTGTGATATTTCAAATAGATCAGCGTATCTCATAGCTTTACTTCTTCAATGCCGCAAATGCTTGTTTTAATACTTCTTTGTTGACTTTGCCGTCTGCTTGTGCTTCTTTTACCATACGTAGTGCATTTAGATATGAATCTTCTTTCATCTCTCTGCCGTCTACATCGGTTTCAGCTGACGCTGCATCTGCACCTTCAAAATCATCTTCTGCAGGCTCAACTGGTGCATCCGTGTCCATTGCTGGATCTGCTGGTGCATCAAGTTCAGGACCTGTGTCCATTGACATATCTGTTTCTGGTGCTTGGCCTTGTGCTACTAAAACTGCATCAGCAACTTGCTGATTTGCTGTCTTAACTGCTTCAAGTGCTGAACTAATTGCTGTTTCAGCTGATACATTAAATGCATCTGCTTCTGCTACACCAACTTCTTCTTTCATTGCGTTAGTGATGCTCATTAATTCTTCTACTTGCATGCTAGCTAAATTTTCAGCCATTTTTTGTAGATCGTCTGCCATTTGCTTTGCCGCTAGAAGTACTTCAGCTTGATCAAGTTCGCCTTCCATTACTGGATTCTTTTCCATAACTGTGTTTATACCTTCTAATACTAACAATAACTTCTGATATTGTTTATCGTTAACCTCAACGCCGTTTTCACGTAATGCGTTGATTTTCTTTTCAGTAACTGTTTTTACTTTGGTTAGTTTTGCATTACCTGCACCAAAGTCAAACTGCATACCGAATACTTCTTTTAGAACACTATCTAACTTGGTTAGTTTGTTCACTTGTAATTGTTTTAATTCCATGTTCAATACCCCACTAGGTTTTTTATATTATATTGTATTTATGCTTAAAGGCTACTTTTGATTTGATTTTTGATACTTTTCATCTTTTGCAGTGCAGATCCTTGTTTTGCCATAGCAATATCTATCTTACTTGACTCTGTTAGCGTTTTTGCCTTCATTTTAAACGTGGCTGCTTCTGCTAAAGCACTAGAATATCTGTTATCTAAATCCAATAATCTTTCAACCTTACTGTCTTTTTCAAATAATAAACCTTTTACAATACCCATCGCTGTCTCGAACAGTGCTATTTGATTGTATATAATTTCGTCACCTTCTTTAATATTATAGAACGTTTTTGTCATACCAGGAATAAGAGTAGCTTTTTCTAATACAACTTCATAATCACCTACTGTAACACTATTACCTTTTTTAGTCACTGCTGATAATGTAATATCATTATGTGATTCTTGAATAACTTCTTCAGTAGCTTTATGTGTAGCTTCGTCAAGTTTTTGTAATATTTCTAGCATGCCTTGTGCGTCTTTGCTTACTCCTGCAATAACGTTTGGCGTTGGTGTATTTCTTTGTGATTTTAATTTTTGATGTGCTGTTGGTTCTTGATTTGCGGCTTCATTAAGTTTGTTAATGATATCCATCATTCCTTGTGTTTCTGGTGTTGGCATTATAGGCTCCCTTTCATTCGTTCAAAATATACTTTGTTATTCTCCACTATTTTCTTAACAATATTTTTGTTAACTAGGCTTTGAATTAGGTAACACTCACGTTCAGATAAATCTTCTTTGCATGTACGTTCTAATAAATTTTCGTACATCTCGCTTTCGTGAAGTGATAAAAATGTTGGGATTCCGCCTGGAGTTTCAATGCTTTTCATTATGCTATCCCGGCTGCCTTTTTTAGGCGTTCAATTTCTTGTGCGTTATACGCTGACTGGTTACTGTTATTTGCAATACCTTGTGCGTTTTGATTTCTTTGATCATCATCTGGATCTGATTTACTGCTAGTTCTTGGTCCAGGATCTCCTGTTGGTACTTTCCTAGAACCTGCTGTGTATCTCTGACTGCCTCTAGAATCTCTATTTGCATCTTGATTAGAAATAGTTGCACGTCTTTGGTCTACACCTGATCCTTGTGATCTAATTGTTGCTCTACTTGGTTGGGCTGTTTGTGTTGTTCCATATGCTTCTGAAACTGCACTTAAATCTATAATTTCTGAAAACCCATCGCCGTCATCGCTTTTCATTGTGCTTAATAGTTTTAAAGTTTGTGAAAAAGATAAACCTTTTAGTTGACTAACAACTTGTTCCTTTGTTAGTTCCATTCCAAATTTTACGTTTGCAAAATCTATTACTGTATCAATAGTACTGTTATTTAAAATATTCATCCTCTTGCCTTATTTAACCTTGCAACAATACGACTAGCTGGGCTAAGTCTTTTTGTTCTTTGCGCCTTTTTATTCATCCTAGCACCTTTGGCGGCTTTTGTTCTTTTTAAAATAAATCTCTTCTTAAGATTTATTGGGGCTGCACATTGACTAGGATTTGCAACAACCCTTCCTTTACGTGGACCTACAGTGCAACGAAACTTTCTCGTTACTGATTTGCCACGTTTAGCAAAAACTACTTTTGCTTCTGTAACAACTGTATTATATGCCTCGTTCAGTAACATTTACTATCCACCTACCAGTGGTGTTACTGTTTGTAAATTTAGTAGTAGTAATACTACAGTAGAAAGCAATCCTGCAATAACCGTAGCGGCAGCACCAATAACTAGTTTATTACTAGATAAGGTTGAAGCAGTTTGTTTTTCTGCCATCTTGCCCATTGTTTCTGTCAAAGAGTCTACTTTAGACTCTAGTCTATTTAATTTTTCTTCTAACACGCGATATCTCTCTGCACATAAATCTACATGTGCTTCTAGATTTTCACGCTCAAGTCTTGACTGGTTCATTGCCATATTTTGCTCTCGCAATCTTTAGCAGCGTCTTATAGAGCTGATTTAATTATATACATTCGTTGTACATATACTATTTATATGTTTTGGCGATAGTTAAAGTACGTGTTTTTACTTGCTGTACTTGTATCTACTATCTCAGGATTAATATTTGCTGTTTCATCTAATATTGTATGAACTGGCATTTTATCAAAATCCTGTACTAACATATGAATACTGTTTTCTTCATATTTCCATGCATCTGCTGTTTCACTAGCAAACTTTAATACCCAAACATCCTGTACTCCAGAAAAGTTTGAACCAAAATCATAGTCATCTAAATTCTGTGCGTCTAAAAACTCAACTGAACTTAATACTGGTTGAGAACGTAAACTTATACTTTGAATGAAAGTATTTAAATTTTGTGCTTGATAGTATCCTTTTGCATCTACTTTAGGACTAACAACACCTGAATCTGTGATATCTATTAATGTATAAACTGTATAGAAGTCAGTCGACCCTGTTAAAACCTCATTCGGTCTACTTACACCCATTATTACATGCCTGTAAGTTTACCAGCAGTATAACCTGCCGCAAACGCCGCTGCACCACGTGCAATACGTTTCCCAATACCTGATTTTTCTTTATCACCAAGTTCTAATCCTGATTCTGCTGAATATTTAGAAAATATAGGAAACAAGTCACTGCGTCTAGCATTTAGTCTAAAATGTTTATTAATTTGTGTTGCCGCTAATTGTTGTTGATTTGTTGTTAAATTAGTCCAGTCACCTACTAAACGTCTTGCCGCTCTTAGTTTAGGATCTTGTATTGCTAGATCCTTTTCTAATTTGTAGAAAAACGCTTGTGCTTGTCCTGGGTTAACTTTACCAGTTTCAATCTGCTTCATAAACATTCTAATTTTACGCTGATCAATATTTACTTTATTTAAAAGTAATTTATCAGCTTCTGAATTTACTAGTCCTTCTGGTTTTAAAATTGTATGTAATGACTGATACATATCAGTTCCACTTGGACTAGGTCTATTGTAATTTCCAAATCTATTTGTATTTTTTGCATAATTTTTTGCAACAGGTGCATACTTGTAATCATTTGACATAGCATATAAACTTAACATGCTTACAAAAAAATGATCTGTAACTGTTCTAGCACCTTCTTTACTAATTTGATGTTTTGACTTAAACATACGTGCTTCACCTAGTGAATTCATAAATGAATATTGGTTAGTAGTATCATCCATTGTATGTCCGCCTTCCATAGCCGCATATTGTTGCAATGTATATTTTTTAGTCATTTTTGTTCTCCGTTGCTATCATTAAACATGTTTCGCTTGCATAAGTTTTAAAATAACGTGGAGCGAAAGCATGTACAAATACTGCCATTGATGCTCTTTTTAAACTCCATGCAATACTTATTGCATGTTTAAAATGTTGCCAACGTGTCATGTTAGCTTCTTCTAAATGTAGTTTACATTGTTTACTGTACATTAATTATTCCTTGCCATGTTTGCCGCTGTAAAGCCTGCTCTATTAACAAGTTTAACATCTTTGTCAACTACATAACCTTCTCCGCCACGTTGTCCATTTGTATATGATTCTACATCTGCGTCTTGTGCGTCTAAAGTTTTGATGACTGTATTTTTAACTTTCATAATTCCTTTAATAAAATTAAAAGTTGCATTAAACCCATCTATGTTACTATTTATGTATTCTAAAAGACGAGCTTGTTTTGGTTTTGATAATTTACTTCCTTCAACATACTTTTGAAATGTACTTCCTAAATTATCTAAGTTACCTGCTTTTACACTATTATTAATATAAGCATAAAGTATCTTACCAAAGTCTGCCATTTTTAATTCTGCTGGTACTGCAAACAATTTATCTATTGCTTGTGCATTTTTATCTAAATAATTCTCTAATTCGTCTATTGCTGGAATATCTACACCTGGTGATTTTTGTACCATTACAGGTGGCATAATATATGTTGGTCCACCTTGGAATTGTGACATATCAACTTTACTCTTTTCGCCATCAAGTCCAATTGACATGTGTACTACGACACCTACGTCACTGTCTGTTATTTTCTTTCCAACTTCGCTATCTACTTTAACCTGATATGTTGTTGTATTAGGAGTGAATATATATTTGTTTTCTTTTACGTCTGGCGTTGTAAACCATAGTAAGTCACCCATTACATATCCTCTAAAATCACTTGGTACAGTTGCTTCTACTTTATCCCAGATACTTCTCATTTTACCTGCGAATGCTTTATAGTTTGCCGCTTTAGTAGCATCAGGATTGCTTGCACCAGGACGATTGAATAACATTTTTTCTAAGCCTTCAGCACTAGTTGGTTTACCATCATATCCTTTAGCAGTAAATCCACTCTTATCTGTTAATATAAACTCGCCTTGTTCATTACGACCAAATATAACGGCCGGAGATCCATCCCATTTAATAGTTACTGTGTTAGGTTGTTGTTCTACTTGATGTAGTGTAGCAATTGCTTTTCTTGCACCCGCTGAAGCATCCCATAGAATTAAGTCTTCTAAATGCTGAATACGTGCATCTTCACGTAGCTTTTTAGCTTCTGGTTGGAATAAATCTTTTCCAATTAATCTATGTAGTCTAGAATTTCTAGGCTTACGCTTTTTGCTTCCTACAATATCTGTTATTTTCATTTAGGACCTCTAATCTTCTTAACTCCACGGTTAAAACGTTCTGCATCTCTATTCTTAATACTTAACATAATACGTTTAGTAAGATCTTGAGCAGTATCTACATCATAATTAGAATCAATCATCTCAAGAATATTAATAATACTACTTATTGCATTATTACCTTTACTCTCCAGAATGCTAGTCTTGTCTTTTCTAGGGGCAAGTGAGTTAATTTCCTCTAATAGACTTCGAGTACGTTTTTTCATTTTTTTTCTCCGTAATAAGTTTACTTTGTAGTATTTATCTAACTATTACTTCTTTTGAGCATACTGCGAAGTTTATCATGCCCTGTTATAGTGTTTTCAACAACACTATTCTCAGCAATGTTCTTTTCTTGGTGTGTTGTTTTGTTTTGTGCCTTAATTTTCTCAAACATAGCACTAGGTTGATTCATTGTAGATCCTGCTTCATCGTCATCTAAGTCCTCAATACGTAAGCCTGATATATCAAATTTTAAGTCTACTTTTTGTCCAACACCGCTACTACTACGTGTTTTCATAAACTGAATTTGATAACGCCCACGTTCACGCATAGCTTGGCTTGTAAAAATACCAATTACGTTATCCGCTGTTTGAATCTTACTTAAACCACCAGCAATATGAGAATGATCAAATTCTACTTCTTCTACAGCCGCTCTGTTTAGCTGTGATGCTGTAGCAAATAGTAAATCATGTTCTACTGCAAAGTTACGCAATTCTTCAGATACAAACTTATCTTTAATAAACAAATCACTAGGATTAACTTTGCTCTGTGCTGGCATCATTAAGTCTAAGTAATCTATACAAATTGCATCAATTTTAATATCGTTCTTAACTTCATATTCACGTAAGTAACTAGTAATAGCATTGATTGTAATACCATTTGGTAATTGTACAATTTGTAATTTACCTGCATTTTTACCTTGCATACGTACTTTTAAATCTACGTCATCTGCATTTTTAAATACGTCACGTGTATTCATTCCTGTTAACATACTATCTAATCGCATACTACATAGTTCTTCACTAAGTTCTAAACTAATGTATACAACATTCAAGCCTGCTAGTGCCCAATTTAATCCTAAGTTTTGTAAGAACAAACTCTTACCACCACCTGATGGTGCAGCAAATATATTCAATTCACCTCTATTAAATCCACCATATAGTTTCTTATCAATTTCTGCCCAACCTGTACTTGTACCGCCACGCTGATTACGTACTCTTTCAATACGTTCTGCAGGAGATTCCCAATAGTCTGTTCCCATATGTTTAGCAAGTCCAATTTGTACTGCTTCTTTTACCATACGTTCTACTGGTCCATAATCACCCTTTTCCAATAAATCTGCACTTTTTAAAATTGCCGCTTCTAATGCTTTATGTTTACAAAATACTTCAAACTCATCAATAAACCATTTCTTATGTCTATCATCTACGTCTTTTAATTCTTGTAATTCTAATCCTGTTGTTGCTACAATTTGTTCTAATGTAGGTAATGCACTATATCCAGTTGCATGTTCTTTTATAAACTCTACACCTTTACGTAATTCTCTATCAAAGTATTCAGGATCTAATATGCCGTTTACCCTAGCAAATAAGTCTTTATCTTGTGCTAAAAATTCTACAAACAATCGTTGTAGATCTATATTATATTCTTTTGCTTGTTCTGTCATTTGCAATACTTTCTCATTAATAGTTCAATTTTAGTTGAATTCTTTTCAGCACTATCTATTATACTTGTTATTGTATACAATCTTCCGTATTTTGTCAAGGCATCACTTGCATCTTTACAATCTTTCCACTCGGGAAATGCTACCATCCAACCATTTTTTATAGCTGATTTACACATTAATTTACCAGCTTCATCTGCGTCTGGTAATACTATAATTTGTTTTTCTAAGCTATGTAATATGTCTGCTTGTTCGTCATTTATATTATTACTACCAATTGCACAACCATCTGTAACAATAGCATCAAGTTGGCCTTCAGTTACAATAACAAACTGTTTATCACTGGTTTGTTTATCTAACCCATATACAAAGTCTTTTTTAGGTTGCTGATTATAGTATTTAGGCATTCCGTCAGGAATATTGTTTCCTGCCCATCTTGCTGTATAACCAACTACTTTACCTTTATATGTAAATGGTAATATAAATCTTTTATTTACTCTTCCATGCTGTTTACTAGGACTCCACATAAATCTAGAATCTGTTACATCGAATCCTCGATCTGTTAAGTATGCTACTGCTTCTGTCCAATCTGCATTTGGCTCTGTAAATTCCATAAAAGGTTTTGCATCATCAGGAAGTTTTTTCTCATCCCAATCAATAACTAAATTTTTACGTTTTTCAGTTTTTATTAATAATGTTTCTACGTCTTGTTCACGTAATAGTTCTAACTGTATACGTTGTATATCACTCTCATCAGCACCAAGTGTAACTAACAAGTTTTTTAACCTTACTGTAATTTTACTTTGTGGACTCCAACCTGTTTTATAGTTGCAATTAAAACAATTATACTGAAATTTATCATCATCAAATAAGAACCCACCTCTGCCTTTCTTATCTGGTCTTGCTTGTCCATTACGTACACACATAGGACAGTTACCGCTAATCCAACCACTAGGGCTAGACCGCCAATTAACCGGAACCAGAGTTCTCACGTATTCATTCATTAAAGCCATGTGTATATATTACACTCTAACTATAACTTTGTCAAGTGTTCCTGTAGGTTGAGTGTGTTTTGTTCTAATATATTTGACATTTGTACGGAATGTCCATGGATCTATGCCAGTGTGCCCGTTATATGGGTAGAATGGTTGTGTATATGTACCTAATGTAATATCAAACCAATCATCTTCTGTTGGGTTATCGCTTAATGCACCCTGTACCCAAAAGTTACCAGTATATCCTGTTCCGTAAACAGCAATAGTAATAAGACCGTTTGGCTTATTATAATAACCAGTTGCACGTAATGCACTACTAAAGTAATATGTGTCTGTGTTGATTATTTGTGTAGTAAATGAATCATTAATTTGTGTAGTAAGTGGTAATGCATCGCCTTCTTCTGAACACTCAACTGTATAATTAGGTCTCATATTCAAATCACAATACATAGGAACTACTAAGCCCTTGTCAGTTGTGTAACTAAAAACTAAGTCATATAACCCTTGTGAAAATAAACTACTTTCACCACTAGTTATTACTACTTTCACAGATCCTGCATCATAATCAGTTATTATTGCTTTTTTACTTATTACTGTTGATCTATCGCCTCTGTCAATTAATGATACTTGCATTGTTGTACCATGAAGCATAATAGGTTTTCTATCTTGATTTTTTACAAAGAAGAAAAACTCAGTATCAAACCCACGAAATAGTTTTAAAAATCTATAATTAACTGGACTATTAACGGCAGTACCTTTAGCACTTGCATATTTTCCTAATCCTGGTGCTGAACCATGATCCTCTAATGCGTATAATTCGCCTGTTTGGTTTATATTATATGTTGTTCCGTAATTTGACATGTGTTAGACTCCTGTATTGTATTTATCAAATACTACCAGATTTTGAAAGCATAAATAGATGTAATGCAAACGAAACATCAGAAACTCTTGGACGAATATCCGTTCCTTACTGTAGTAGAGTATGCTAGCAATGAGTATCTTGGTATAATTCAAAACATAGATAACCATGTTGCTAGTATGTATGTCTACGATCGATTAAACGAAACCTCAGAAAAAGCAAAGTTCTTAGCACTTGGCGAAGAATGGTGGTGGGAAACTAATAGAAAGTTACCTATTAATATTGCATTACTTAATAGATGGAATTTCCAATATTGTGTACAAAGTTTTAATGTTAAACAAATGGACGTAATTGCAGGGCCTGAAGTAAGATTAAGTAATAGCATTACTAAACGTATCAAACGCAGAAGTATTAATCTTGTAAAGAAAAACCAGTAGCAAGCATATTTAATTGTAATACAATAGCCATTGCATATGCATGGGCATGTGCTTTCTTAAAATAGTAGTCGCCATTTGTAGGCTTTATCCATACTTCATTATTAATGGTATTCCAATCTTTACCAATTAAATATCTTTTGGCTGGTCTAATTACTGCTAATACTGCGGCCATTTGTTCTACACTCTTAGGTTTCATCTGCCCAACAACACCAAAGTGTTTATGAATATGAAAACATTGTTCTACAACTTCTTTGTGTTCTAACAATTCCCACATTGGTTCCATTGCTAGTAAATCATCTAATTGTTTCTTAGATTCAATCTTTTTATATAAGCCAACGTTAAGTATATCAATTTTAAAATATCCCATACTTTCAGCTTCTTTGTGATCAATTGTAGACATACCTGTAAATGGATTGCTAGGAATGTCATGGAAGTATATACCAGTATTGTGCTTAACTTGCTTGTTATCACGTGCAATCATTGCTGGTATTCCATTAATAATATTAAGTAGCTTATCTCTATTTGCTACATCAATATCAATATCTGTGTTTACTATCATTTTGGATCCTCGTTGTTCATTTTATACAATAAAAAAATTGGTATTATAAAACAACATAATACAAAAAGCAAAGACCATATCATATAGTTGCTTGCTCCATTATTTCTTTTACCCATTTAGTATCTTGTGGGTTTACTTTCATTGCACGTTCCCAATAATCTATTTCTAAATAATCAGTAACCATTTTAATTTGTTCAGGATTAAATCTATCAATTAATCCTTGCGCCGCATTACTATTAAATAGTACCCATGGCGAAATCTTTCCACTACAAATATGAAATACTGCTAAATTAGGTGATACTATTTCAAAATAATTATTATATGTTGTATTGTTTTCTTTTGCCCAGTTTTGTAAAAATAGTATTGTACGTTCTACTGCCCTATCTACTGTCTCAGTTCTTAAACGTTCTTTCATCCATGATGTAAACTGTTTATCTTTACACCAATGGTCAAGTCTTACTTGGTTTCTTACTAACCAAGTTGCGTAAGCCGGAACATCATCGATACCAATGTCGCGACAATAATAACCAAACTTACAGAAGCCAATATAGTATTGACTCTTTGCAAAATCTTCGTAGCTTTTTTCATTCTTTGAATTTGTTCCTATTTTATAAAATAATTGAAATGCTCTAAAACCAAGTTGAACATGTTGTTCTCCTTTTTGCATAAATCTACGTTTCTGTTCACACATATGAACAGCTAGTGTACTTTCTTTTTTAAATGTTTTAGAACAGTATCCGCATTTATACATTAACAGTTTCCTTTTTCCAGAAAGGATCAGTCCAATTCTCTTTTAAGTTTTCTGGTCTACTAACTTTCATAGTATATAACGAGTTATTAATCAAGTCAACATATTTTTCTGTTGGTTGTCCAGTCCATGGAGCACCTATACATAATGTGACTTTTTCTTCTGTACCTGGCTCAAGTGCATGTGGATGACTACCATCCAATACATATGTAGTATAATTTTGTGGAATATAAACTTTATTATCTTTCTTATCTATAAAATACAATTTATCAACATTACCGTTTAACACGATTCTAAATTTATGTTGCAGTGATCCTATTTCATCAACCTTACTATCTAAATGTACATTTAATCCATAGTTTGCTGGCGTTCTTAAAATAGTAACTCTGCCAACTGGTTCCATCCATGGAAATACTTTTTCTTTTAAAAGTTTTTGTGTAAATGTCCAATTCTGTGCAGGTTTGGTATATGCAAACTCTCCATATCTTGTATTTTTGCCTTCTGCTTGTCCGCCAAGTTGACCTTCTGCATTAAATACAGGTAGCATCTTGCATCCACGAAATTCGTTATAATGCCAGTAACTATCATCAACTGACATTACTTCATTATACATAGCTTTTCTATCTTCATCTGTTATATTTAGATCTAAAGCCGTAAACGTCATTTTAATAATTCTTTTATTTGTTTTTTATCTAGCCCGTACTCTTCAAAAAGATCTTTCCAATCATCTTTTGTTTTAGTACTAATAAATATCTCTACTTCATCATCATTTAAATGACTATAATTTTCAACTACCCACTTTTGAATCTTATTCTTTTTCATTGCCTTACCTGGTGGTAGCCATGGATGAAATGTAGTCTTACCTAATCCAACTAATTGCATCAGTTGATACTGCAATTGTGGATGTTTACGTAATTTGTTAAAGTGTACATTAACTACTTCATTAGTCCATTCTAAATAATGTTCAGTAAACATCTTGTCTCCACAACTACTAGTATAACGCATAAGTAGCCATAAGCCAAGTTTGTTTTTCTCTTCATCAGTTAAACTATCATACCAAGTTCTATCTTTAGTATCAATAGATCTCATCTCTTCTTTGATGTTTAGTTTATTTGACAATTATTACTTCCCCTTCAGTTTCTATCCAAACTTTTGCACCACACGGTAATGGTTTATCTGGACTATAAACAACTTTACTATCACCTTTAATATGTACTTCATGTGCATAGTCATTGCTCTTAGATGTTTTACATGTTAACACAGGCTCTCTATCACCAGACTTAGCGTTACGTTTAATTATATGCTGATTAACGTGTATTCTAGTTTTCATTGTACTACCAAAGCTCGCTAATGTCAAGTACCTCAGGTAACTTGTTTGATTCTTTTACAAATAATACACAAGGTGCATTTGGTCCATCATGTAGTGGTACATTTAGTAAATGGCCGAATTTAAGTTTAGGTGCATACCATTTAACATCAGTATAAATGTTAGTAATGCTTACATCCAAGTACTTAGGTGTAAAACCAGTTACTGGATTAAATGCAAATACACTAAAACCTCTATCATTTAAACTCATTAAACTTAATACTTCTGGATCTCCTACTGTAGGATCGCAAATTACAACACTCCAATCTAATGGCATAGTAATTTGATATTCACCAATTTTTAATACTGCCGCTGGTGCATAAAAACTTTCCAAGAACACTAATGGGATGAAGTAGTAATCAATAAAACCTGGATTACTGTAATCTAAAATACTGTATCTTAAATCATCTATAGTATCTGGTATGTCATCTAGTTCATACGTTTCGTTTTCAACTGTTAATATTTTCATTATTTTTCCTTATTGCCAATCAACTTTTTCAATGCTGAATGGATAGTTTGCTTCTTTATAAAACTTCTTACGCTCTGTTAAGTGTTTTTTGCTAAATTTTGCTGTACTGGTGATGTCCCATATTTGAACATTATCTTTATCTTCTGCTTTACGTATTCCACGACCAATACTTTGAATGACTCTAACAAAACTCTTTCCAGGTTCTATTAGTACCAGATTAAAAATACGTGGAATGTTAATTCCTACTGCCGCAACTCCATAAGTTGCTACTACAATTTGATTAGTTCCTTCATTAATATTATCATACTGATCTTTACGATCTGTAGTTTTCATTTCTCCACTAACAAAGTTAGCTTGTGGAAGATTATCACAAATTAATCCACCTGCTTTAATCCTATCTACTAATACAAGTGTATTGCCTGATGCTGATACTTTTTCAATTAATCCACTTACATATTGCATACGATCTTTATCTGTAGTAAGATAAGTTAATTCGCTTTGATAATTATTATACTCTGCAAATTCTTTCATTTGCACAACGTTAACATGACATTGACTAAGCACATCCATGCCTTGTAGTTCGCTTGCACTAAGTTTATTAGTTACATCACCTAAGCATGCTTGCAAACTAACTTTCTCATGATCTGCTTTAGGTATAGTACCTGTTAATCCCCAACGTAGTGGAATGTTTGCAAATTCTTTAGTAAGTAATTCTTTTAACACATCTGCTTTTGCTTGGTGCACCTCATCTACTATTACACATACAACGTCTTCAGCAAAGTCTGCTAAACTTAGGTCTGATTCACCTTCTCTAAATCTTTTCTTAATACTATTCAAACTTTGCCATGTACAAATAGTATGAGTTTTTCCTAATTCTTTTTTATCGCCAAAGTAAACACCAACGTCTAATCATAGATTGTTATAATCATCAAATGTTTG